AGCAGCCTCGGAGCTGAGCTGGTTAAACAACAAACAACTTTTCAACAATAACCAGTAGTAACTCTCGTCCAAAACGCGGTCTGCTTACTAAAATAGAAGTAGAACCTAGAGAAAGGAAAAAAGATGAGCAGAGATTTGACCGAGATTGAGTGTGCTGGCTGTAGTGCTGTCCTGTATTCGCAAAAGACAGGTATGGAGTCGTGGGTTCATTACGACCCCCGTTTGGGCGACCTTTGGCACTTGTGGTGTTGGGAGGAGTTCAAGGAGTTCCTAGACACGCTGAACGAGGTTACTTGACTATCTGCGCTCGCTGTCGTAGTATTAGGGCAACCAAGAAGAAAGGTTTGGAAATGGCAAAGGTAATGATTTATGTGGCTTGCTGGAAGTGTGGGCGTCAGATGAGGATTGACCAAGATGCTTATTACAATGGGCTTGTCTGCGGGGGTTGCTAACCCGATTTGACTTTCCTAGACCTTCCTGATAAACTAAGAAATGAAAGGGGGGTTTATGACAAACACAGTAGGAAACCTCAAAGTAGTAAATGATTCACTAACAGCACCACGATACTCAATCGAGTATCCAACGGAGTTATGGTCAGAAATCCTGCCGGGTTTATGGCAAGGCGGAACTGATGATGATGATGTAGATGTTCAGAAGACAGTTCCAGCAATTCAGCCAAAAGACTTTGATACAGTTGTCACCGCTTATGCGTGGGCAAACCCAGTTGATTGGTTCGTAAAGGAAATCCGTTTTGGATTCTATGACGGAACAATGGCGGACTTTGACCCAGCCGAACTTGAAGACATAGTTTCAATGGCGTATGCCGATTGGAAGCGTGGCAAAAAGGTTGGCGTTCGTTGCCAAGCAGGTATGAACCGAAGCGGACTTATCGTGGCTCTAGTTCTTATGAAGGACGGATTCACGGCTGAGCAAGCGATTGCTCTGATTCGTGAGAAGCGAAGCAAGCACGCCTTGTTCAACAAGAAGTTCGTGGAGTATCTGCTCTCTAACTAATACGACACGCCGAAGTCAGGAAGGTCTTGACTTTTGTCAGGAAGGTCTGTATTCTTTAGGTAGTGGTTGAGATTCAATCCAAATGACGAAAGGACAAAGAAATGAAGAAGACACCAGCGAAGTTTATACGCCGTCGGATTGCCGTCGGAGTTATTGCCCTAGTTCTTGTTGGTTGGGCTTTCGACGCTACAACTCCTAAACAATGTAAAGTTCCAGTCAGCGAGATGAGCCAGTTCTGTAAAGACTTGCTCTATCCATAAGAGAGGGGAAAACAATGAAGACACACGAAGAAAAAGTAAATCGTATTCTCCGAGATGCTTTTGAGAAGGGGCTAATAGAACCTTCCTCAATGAGCCCAGCCGAACTTGGCAAGGCAATCAAGGAAGAACTAGAGGCGAACCCTCCTACACTTATGGAGCGTATGTGGGCTAACCTTTACTATGCCGTTCGCTTCAATCTAAAGAGAGGGAAATAATGTATTTATCCAATGGCGACCTGCTCGCAATTATTATTGCGCTCGCGGGTTCTTGTTTCGTAATGGTAAAAAGTCTCAAAGAAAATATGAAACTCCAACGACAAATCAACGAAATGAAAGCGAGTAAAAAGTAAAAATGAACTACACACAGATTGACCCTGCTTGTGATTTCTACTGCCGATTCGAGTGGATTGGCGTATCCAGCAACTTCTTCAATGTTGAGGTTTATACCCCAGCAATCCTTGCAGTTCTAGCAATCATTATCATTCGTCGTCAGTATGTAAAGGCGAAGAAGGCAAAGGCTCTAAAGTAAATGATAAAGAGTAAAAAGATTCAAGAAGATGCTATCTCCCTCTACGAGGGTGGGTTATCTATTGAAGATGTTTCAGAGAAGTTAGGGGTGTGCTATCGCACAGCCCGCACAGCAATACGAGGTGGTGGAGTTGTCCTTCGTGACCCTTCAGCCCGCCTAAAGGGGCGCACACGCCCCAACAACCCTAGAAAGAAGGCTTCGTGAAGAACTTGAACATAGTTTGGACTGCCGTAAGCACAGCCGTGTTTGCGCTCGCTTCTATCATCGCATCAGGTTTGGGTAGTTTGCCTTGGACTATCAGCCTTGGCTTGACTTCAGTCGCATCAGCAACTTTAGCCAGTCGAGAGCGATAATCCGAGTCAGTTAAGATAATTAGACAAATTGGACAGAACTGTCTAGTTATACAACTAAACTTCCCATAAACAAAGCAGAACGAGACTTATCCCACAGATAAATGTCGGACAAAAGGTAGCAAAAATGTCACCTTCCTGACATTTATCTGCTAACCTAGAGCAGTAATCAAATGACATAACGATGCCAGACGCATCAGAAAGTAGGTCGTAGCACCTATCTCCCCAGAGCGGGTGATAAAGGTGGGCTAAGTCAGCCACCTTGTCCTGTCCCCTAACAAAGGAAAACTTAGTGAATAAACCCAACGGCACAACCATCGAAAAAATAGTAAGTGTATTACTATCAGCAATAGTTATCTCAGTCTCTTCGTCTTACATTCAGACATCGAGAGCCGAGAGTATGGACGCAACCAGCGTTCAACAGATTGACGATAAGATTGCCGAACAACTACAAAAAGTAAAAGAACTACAACTTCAGAAGTTTGCCAACCAGACAGCGCCGTTCTCAGACGAGGACTTAGTGAAACTCCTAATCGCTGTCGGCTTTGAGGGCAAGAACCTCAACAAGGCATACGCCGTTGCCAAGAAGGAAACTCACGGCAACCCGCGCTCCTATAACAATAATCGCAATACAGGCGATAACTCCTATGGAATCTTTCAGATAAATATGATTGGGCAGTTGGGCGTAGACAGACGAGAGAAATACAACCTTATTCATAATGAGGAACTATTCAATCCTGTAGTCAATGCTAAAATTGCTTATCAAATGTCAGGCAAAGGCGACGATTGGACATCGTGGCACATCGGCACAGGCAACCACGAACAGCAGGCGGTCTACGAGTATTGGTATGACCAGATGCCTAAAGGAGTAACACTATGACAGACGAGATTATTATTGAAGAAGATGCAGTAGTTCCTGCGCCTATCGAGGAAGAAACTCCTGCGCCCGCACCTACGCCAGAAGAACCAGTCGCGGAAGAAGAAGTTGTTGTTACTCCACCAGCTCCAGCTCCCGTCGAGGAAGTAAAAAGTAAAAATGAAGACGAAGCTCCAGCTGCTGAAGATGCAAAAGTTGTTTCGTTGTCTGCGCTTAAGGAAGCACATAAAAAGTTTCATACTAGGAACTCACGCTCAGTTCGACTTATTCAAAAACAATTAGTTGATGCAGGATTCTTTGATGCAGGCTCAGATAACTTTGGAGAGTTTGGTAAAGGAACAGAAGATGCACTTCGTCAGTTCTGCGGTTGTGAAGAAGAAGTTTGTCACATCTTTGATGCAGAACTTCATACCCGTCTCTTTAGTGGAAGTACCGTCCAAGTAACAGAGTAACTTGTCAAATCAACGCTCGGTTAGTCATCTAAAATTGACTAGCCGGGCGTTATTTGTTTAACGCCCTTGTGTGGTAAATGGAAGGACGGCACTATGGCGAAAGTAAATAAAGCAGAACGTGACCGTGAGAATTCTTGGATTGATAAGATGCAAATGCTTATTGGTAGAACTCTTGCGGTATTCGCTGCATCAGGACTCTCAGTTGTTGGAGCAGGTTCCTTGTTTGGTATCGAAGTGTGGAAGTCAGTTGCGCTCGCAGGCGGTTTGGGTGTCGCTACAGTTGTAGAGGCTTTGTCCCGTGCTTACCTTGCCGATGGCAAATTGACCACATCAGAAATCAATGACGCCTTTGCGTTGATTGACAAGAAGAAGAATCCTTCATAACGAGTTCAGTAGAAAGCCCCCCGCTGTTATGGCGAGGGGCTTTTTACTTTTTACTTGACTCAGATGCTTGACGGAAAGCGATTTGAGTCTTTGATTGTTTGATACGCTTTTGTTTTCCCGTTCTCAGTTGAGCGGTATCCATAACGCACCAAGCGGAAAGCAATTGCGCTAGGGGTAATCCCTAGTAGTTTGGCTAAACGATAGACAGTTACGCCTTGTTCCGTAGTTGCCTTGTTGATTAGGAAAGCATACTCCTCAGCCTCAGCGCGATAGCGCGAAGAGGAAGAGCGCACTAGTTGAGCATACGGTTGCAATTCCTTGAGTCGTTCTAATAACTCTTCAGAGGGAAGTGTGTAGGTTCTTACTACCTTCTCGGCGTGAGTAGGAACCTCGGGGATTAGGAAGTATTCAGGTATCCCATAGGTATACGGTTTACTTGTAATGTTTCTAATCATCTCGGTTGTAACTCCTACTGCCTTTGAAATAGCAGAGTAAGTCCAGCCCTTTTCTCTTAGAGCACGCACATAATCATTACGCACCTTCTTATCTTTTATCATCTTGAAGTTGTCGTGAACCTCTTGCGGTAAAGATAAATTACTTCTCATAGGTTTTCCAGCACGCTTATAGTTGCCCACCTTAGTTATTCGGTCAGCATTTCTAAACTCTCTCGCGCCGTGCGCCTTCTCCAATTGTTCAGGGTTTGTCTTGAAGTTTATTTTCATTTCGTCCTTTGTTTGTTTTTACTTTTTATCCAAGCACTAATGCTCGGATTTTGTTTGCGGTTGCTTCGTCAAGTCCTAGAGTCTCGCCCTCTTCACCAGTTCCACCAGTGAAAATTACATTACCCATAATGACATCGGTTTGTCCGAAGACTTCTTCCCACATCTTTGTGGCAATAAAGTTCACATCGAAGTCCAGCATCTTGCCTTCTTCGTTGCACCATAGTGTCAAGTTCTCAGATAAATCTACGGCTTGCACTAATCCGCCTACTGCGGTTTGAAGAATCTCAAGTTGTCCCTCGCCGTTGTTGTTGAGTTCTACTTCCTTGAGTTGTCCTTCAGTTGTTACTTCTATGGCTAGCATCTTTTGTCCTTTCGTCATTGTCATAGTTGAAGTGTTGCCTATTACTTTCTAAAAGTCAAGCGGTGACCTTCTGCCTTCTTCTTTCGTGCATAGTAGAAGAATCCAATTCCTAGGGCTAGGAAGACAGGGGCAGACTTTGCGGTGATTGAGTTGGCTAAGCCATTGACCACCGCGAAGAAGAGAATAAACTTGAAGTAGATAATGAAAGCCTTTTTCATTTTACTTTTTACCTTCCTTGCAAGTCTTGCGGTCAGTCGTTGAGTCCCAAGCCGTCCAGCCACTTAGTCGGTCTTCATCATCTTGCCAGTAGGAAGATACATCTTGCCCACAGTCTAGGCAGACACTCTTGCGGGTATCTCCGTTAGAGACTAGAAGTTCAGCACTTGCGCGGTGTGTCTTGCCTAGTAGTGCTCTTAGTAAAGTTGCTTCGTTCATTTGCTTCCCCTTCTCGCTCACCGCCCCTTGCGGTGTTGCTTATAGGATAACAATAACACTTTCCTACCAGTATGCAAGTCCTTTGACAGTATTTCTTTGTGGTGTTAGTCACATAGAAAAGCCCCCCTTGCGGGGGGCTAATCTCAAGCCTTCTTAGACGAGAGCAGGCTCAGGGTGCGTTAGCACGATAGTCAGGACTTCCTCTGCGGTCATCAGTCTAGGGGTGACTCCGTGAGACTCCTCATAGACTTGGACTGCCTCAATAGGTGCGGTAGCCCCTAGTAGTAGTTCCCTTACGCCCTTCTTATAGTCGAGCACATAGTTATAAGTAGTTCCCTTGATTGTCACGCTTACTCCGTAGTGAGCCATTTGTATTACTACCCTTCTCTTTTATAGGAGCCCCTTGCCCCTACAGAAATAAAGATAATACATACCCCCCTAGTTGTCAAGTAGGAAGTCAGACATAGTTCTATGTCTTTTATAGATTGTTATAGGAATGTTATCTAAATCTTTTACATAGGTAGTCACAGTAAAGAGCGTAGGTCGAGGAGACTTCTCAAGTTGTTTGTAGTTACTCCAGCGTGACTAGGCAGGTGTCTAATCCTCACAGTGACCTTAGTCACATAGCCTATGTCTTGACTAGTCAGCCTCAGTTGTTAGCACTTGACCCCTCAGACTGCCAGAGCACAGCACTATAAACAACACAGGCAAGTTCACAGCCAGGAAAATAAAAATAAAAAAGTTCTTTTACTTTTTACTTTTGTTTTTTGTAAAATAAAAAAATAATTTATTTATTTTTGTTTTATTTCCGGAAACGATTTGGAAAACGCGCCAGATTAAGCACTACCTTCTCGCAGGCCAAAAGCAAATAATGGAAAGGTTCATATATTTAGATGCTTCGTCCAAGACTTAGGGTGGCAATCTGATATTGACAAGAACCCTACTATGTTAGGAAGATAGGCTAGGAATCACCTCTACAAATCTGTGGCAATCTTTCAGTATGGAAATAATCTCCAAGGACTACCACGCTAACGGTGGGGCAGTCCCATTTATGGCTGCGCTCATTGATGACCCAGCCGATGGCGACACGAAACTCGTTATTATGTTCGATGAACGTGACTATGTTGCAGTTTTATCTCTAGACTATCTCTTGAGGGATGAAGATATATCAGCAAAGTTTAATGGATATCACGGAGATAAGTATGAAAAACTTCGTGAAGAACTGTGGGACGGATTTTTCTAAGACTCTATAGGAAAGGGGGAATATCGTGACAACGATTGCTGGAATACAAGGCGAGTCTTGGGCTGTCATAGGCTTTGACTCACGAGTCACTGAAGATAATCAAAAGATATATACCCTGCCTAAAGATAGTGGCAAGGTTTTCAAAAATGGAAACTACCTCCTTGGTGCCGCTGGGGATATGAGAGCAATCAACCTCCTCCACCACGTTTTCAAACCACCTGTAATAAGTGCAACGACTTTTGGATTAAAACTAGATAAATTTATCTCTACGCACTTCATCCCTGAACTCAAGAAATGTTTTGAAGATGCCTCCTACTCTAAAGACGGTGAGCACGAGTCGCAGTTGATGGTAATTATAAATGGAACACTATATGAAATTGGGAATGATTTTTCTTGGGCTACAGACGAGTCTGGCGTATATGCTATTGGCTCTGGCTCTGACTATGCACTAGGTGCAATGCACGCAGCACTTGAGACAAGAAAGAAAACAATTACAACTTGTAAAACAATTATTCGTCAAGCAATAAGTATCTCGTCTCGTCTTGACCCTGGAACTAGCGGCCCTATTCACGTCCTGCATCAGAACTACTAACGCTCCTGTACGCCTCTAAAAAAGGCTGTACAATAGGCTAGTGATACAGAAAATCAAACTACCTGACGATGAAGTCCGCTTTCTGTCATCACTTCCTTTAGGTCTCTTTCACTCTAGGCTTCGCTCCCTTTGGGATGCTGGCTGGTCTCTCAAAAGTATTGCTGACTCGCTCAATCCACCTAGCCCGAAGTCCACAGTTCACTTCTGGGTGAAAAATGCTCACATTACAGAACAAAGACGTCCTATACCAACGCCTCCACCAAAATCTCTTACTGTCTCTGCTCCTATTGCTAATGCTCCCCGTGCTCGTTCTATATCACCAAAAGTTCCAGAAGAGATGAAGCAACGCATTCAAGAGTTGTCTTTACTTTCACGACGCTATCGAGCAAAAACATCACCAGATAGTCCGCTAGCACTTGCTAATCGTGAACTCACCGAGACTGCTTTATTTCTTTATCATCGTGGTGTTCCAGCAGCAGAAATTGCAAAAGCAGCGGGAGTTACTTATCGTGCAATGGCAAGGCGTATAGCAAATGGCTAAAATCTATAAGACTGCCTCTGGTACTTATTCAGAGGATGAACTTGTTATTGCTATCTGGCTCAACTCAAAGCGCAATGCAAAACGACCACAAGCAAGAATGCTTGAGACACTTACCTCTGGTAAGTCTTCCTACCCAATTGCTTTTCCTATCGCTAAACTTCAAACAATCAAAAGTTGGATGTTCTGCCCAGTAGCAAAGTCCTCAGAAGAACTAGATGCCCACTTATCTTCTAAGGAAGTCTCTCAACTCAACCCCGTGCTAGTTCCTCTTACTCTTGCTAGACTAGCCCTTGGCTGGGACACCTTTCATATCCCATCGGAATATACGGAGAAATAATGAGAATAGCAGCGGATGTTTTTCCTGCCGTAATTGCTATTGCTCCAGAGGGTTCTATAGAACTAGGTGAACTCTTACCTAAAGGTCAAGCCCCTGATAAAACACGCAAGGTATCTCGATGTCGAGTAGTTGTTTTAGACAACTTCCTTATGATTGTCCGCGACTATCCAGATGCTCCTCAGAAGCTCATCTTTAGAGAAGAACTTATGACACTTGCAAAAGATAAAGATGGTATCTGGAGAGGCGTGACAGAAAATAATAAACTTATAGCATTTCGTAAGGATAAAGACTGCGACTGCGGGACTACACTCATGTCTTGGAACCCCTACGCTTGGAGTCGCAGTGTCTAATTTCCTAGAACTAACTATCTTTGGCTTGGCTACCTACCGACTGACTCGCCTTATCAATAGAGATGAAATCTTCGCCCCACTGAGAAATAAGTTTTGGAAGAAGTTTCCACCAGAAAAATCCCATCTAGGCTACCTTCTCACCTGCACTTGGTGCGTAAGTATTTGGTCAGCATCACTTATTGAAATATCGCGTATCATTATCCCTAACATAACCCGTTCAGTGGCGATTGTTCTTACTCTCTCCGCTATTACAGGTTTGGTGACCGCGTATGAAAACAAGTAATTGTTTCATATTCCGTGACAAAGACGAGGAGTTCTAATGGGTATTTTTAATCGTGAAGAGCCTGAAGAGGCACCCGTTACCCCTGCACCTCGTAAAAAGGCTGCTTCTAAGCCTCGCGGAAAATCTAAAGCCACAACTCGCTCAGTTCAATATGTTGAGAAACCACGTAAGCAACCAGTAACAGGTCTTGCTTCTGTTTTCGGTACTGGAATTCAACAAGCCTCTCCTGTAAATTTCTCTGCGCCTCGCACTATGACTGCCGCTGCAGTACAGATGAAACTCAACGATAGAGACGAATACGAAAAATTTAAGTCTCGACGTACCTCTTCCTCTTCTGCTTGGCAGGCTGAGGCTTGGGAATACTACGATGCAATTGGTGAAATCAAGTATGCATTCAATCTTGTTGCATCTGTAGTTTCACGTATTAGAATTTACGCAGCAGTTATTGAAAATCCTCACGAGGCTCCTGTAGCAGTTGGAACTTCTTCTAAAATTAACCAACAACTTTCTGGTGCTGCAGAGCGTGCTCTACATCGTCTTGATTCTGCATACGGAGGACAAGCAGGTCTTCTCAAAGATGCTGCTCTCAATCTTTCAGTAGCTGGAGAATGTTATTTAGTTCAGATGCCAGAGCGTCCTGCATCAGGCATCCCTGAGTCTTGGGATATTCGTTCTACAGATGAGATTCAAGTAGATGCTCGTGGTGGATTTACTATTATTGGTCGCCGTGAGCAAGCAGCAGGTGGCGGAAGCAATAGAGATGCTCTTAGCAACAGTCTTTCTAAGAATGCATTTGTAGGACGTATCTGGCGTTCACACCCTCGCTATTCTGATGAAGCAGATTCAAGTATTCGTGGTCTACTAGACCTTTGCGCTGAACTACTTCTTCTCAACCGAACATTTCGTGCAACAGCACGCTCTCGCCTAAATGCTGGCGCACTTTATTTACCAGATGGTTTATCAGTTGCATCAGGTGGCGACCCAGATTATCCATACGATAGTGATGATGAACTAAGTCCTGGTTTTACCGCTGAAGAAGCAGAAGATGAGTTTGAAGAACAACTTATTGATGCAATGACTACTCCGATTCGTGACGAAGAATCAGCATCAGCAGTTGTTCCACTTATTATTCGTGGTCCAGCAGAACTTGGCGACAAGATTAAGCAATTCAAGTTTGAGCGTTCATTCGACCCAGCCCTTGCTGAGCGTTCTGACCGCGTACTAGAGCGCATCTTGCAGGGACTTGATGTTCCAAAGGATGTTATTACTGGACTTGCAAACGTAAAGTATTCAAACGCACTTCAAATTGATGAGACTTTATATAAGGCACACATTGAACCGTTGATGCTTCTTATTTGCGACGCTCTTACAGTTGTCTATCTTCGCCCATATCTTGCAGCACAGGGCTACAGCCCAGCGGATGTAGACCGACTTGTTATTTGGTATGACCCATCGGCTATTGCAACTCGTAATGACCGTGCACAAGATGCTGATGCAGGTCTTGATAGAGGCGCAATCTCTATGGATACTTGGCGTCGTGCTCACGGCTTCTCTATGTCAGATGCGCCAACTCCTACAGAAGTAGCACTCACACTTCTGAAAGAAAAGGGTGTTATCACTCCAGAACTTACAGAGTCAATGCTCTCTGCAATCGCACCAGATGTTATGAACGCTGTTCGTCAAACACAGCAAGCACAATCAGCTGCACCAATTCCACCGGAGGTTCAGCAAGCACTTGATTCAGCACTTGCACAACCTGCAACAACACCAACACCAACACAAGGAGAATAAGAATGGCTATTGAAAGCCCAGAGTTAGTAAATTCATTGGCTAATTGCCTTGGAAATACCGTTGTCTTCTACTTCAAGGCACACGGTCATCACTGGAACGTTCAGGGAAGCGATTTCTCAGAGTTCCATTCATTCTTTGAAGCAATTTACGAAGATGTATATGAAGCAATTGACCCTATGGCAGAAAACCTTCGCAAGTTAGGAGCACCAGCACCTTACAAGTTGGCTGAGTTTGCTCGTCTTGCAGATATTAAGGATGGCGACATCGGAGTAAACGCTATGTCAATGGTTCAAGACCTTCTTGATAACAACGAAATCCTTATCAAGTGCCTCAAGGAAACTTTTGACATCACACAGACTGCTAACGAGCAGGGAATTGCTAACTTCATCGCAGAGCGCATTGATATGCACGAGAAGTGGCGCTGGCAGTTGTCTTCATACCTTGCTTCACCATCAGCGAGCCCATTCGGTATCTAAAAATGGCTCAGCAGTGGATTCCGACTACTAAAGTAGAGAAGGCACAGTTCGTACCTGTACCTCCTGCTCCTAAAGTTGTGCCCGCTGCTTCGGCGACGACAAAATCATCTTCAAAGAAGATTGTTTTTGGAAAAGCAACTGAAAAAGCATTACATAATAAAGTTGTAGAGCACAATAAGAAGGCTCCAGCAGGTCGTAAGGCGACTCTTGCAATGCTCAAGGCTGTTTATCGCCGTGGTGCAGGTGCATATGTTGCTTCACATCGTCAAGGAGTCAATCGTAATCAGTGGGCTATGGCTAGAGTCAATGCTTATCTCAAGTTACTTCGTACTGGCAAGCCAACTAACGTAAGTTATAAGGCTGACAACGATTTGCTTCCAAGTTCTCATCCGATGAGTAGTAAGAATAATTCAATAGTCGCTTCTGGTGTTGACGCCTATGAATCAGAATTAATTATTACTCTTGGAACAAAAGATTCTTATACATATCCAGAAGATGCAATCCTTGCTCTTACAGAGTTCTCTGGTTATGGATATGAAGCAGAGCCAGCAATTCGTGCATCTTGGCTACGTGCAGTTCGTAACAATGAAGACCCTTTTGTTAGAGCATCAATTCTTGCATCTCTAGGAACATCTAGTTTGGATGCAGATTTGCTACCGAAGATAGAGGACACCGCAGACAATGAGTAGAATCATTCGCCGTTTCAGTTATGCCATTTCTCCAAATGGAAAACTGTCATCTTCTTATGACCAAGCGCTCTCACTTCGTGACATGGCGCTATCTATGGTTGAAGAGGCGAATCAGACTGCTATAGGAAGCCGTAAGGTAACTCGTAAGGCTGCATTTACTGTTGTCCAGCGTTCACTAGAGACAACAAAGGACTTGCCATTTTCTATGCGTGAGCATATGGCAGTCAAAGAACTTTCACAGTTCATCAATCTTTTCAAAAATAACAAAGAGACTTCTCTAACTTTCTCTCACACTGACCTTCTTCCAATCGCTCACCCACGTTCAACTCGTAGCCACTCTATGACAGCATCTGCTCTCAAGAGCGCTCGTTCACGTTGGTACTCAGATGATTCACGTATTACAGATACTCGTGCTCGTGCAATTCTTGCATCAGCATTATCCGCAGAAGATGGTTCTGTAGAGCGTTCATATTTTCTTTCAGTTCTTTCTGGTCTTCCACAAGGAATCATTCCTGGAGAGACACTTGTTGCTGTTACAGCAGGTGGCAATTCATCAGCAGAAAAAAGTATGCGTGCAAAGTTACAGCGCCGTGACCGTTACGGACGCTTTGCATTTGAAGGCGGAGGAATGTTTGCATTCATTCGTCGTGCCAACGGAAGTATTCACTCACTCCTAGGTCGCCCTATCGGGGATGCTCCAGATTCTCAAGATGGTGTTCAGGTAGAACTTCCTGGTGGACGTTTCGTAGAACTTCCTTCAGGTAAGTCAGAATATGTAAAAGCAATTGTCAATCCAACTAAAGATGGATATAGCAAAGACCCTTCACGTGTAAGTACTGCTGACCCTGTCATCAATGAGGCTGACCTAAAGTTTATTGATGCACCTGCTGGTTGGACTAAGAAAGGCGCAATCACTTATGAAAAGGGTGATTGGCGTGCAACATTCAATGAAGTCCTCAACGAGTGGGAAGCAAGCAATGGTAAGGGCGACCATTTCCAAGAGAAGTCTTGGGCTGACCTTGCAGATAAAATTGATGGAGCAGATAAGCAGAAGGCTGAGCTCCCAGCCAAACAAGGTTTTGAATTCAAGTACCCAGATGGCGCTTATAAAGTAAATACCAAAGAGTATGACCCGCAAGGTCGTGACGGAGAAGATAGTCCTGATTTTACAGATGACCCTGTAGAACTTGCACAGATTTTTGATGAGCGTGACCTTATTCAGGCTTTAGGTGAAGCAGTTGTTGCAGAAAACTCTGGAGATAACGCAACTGGCTATGGCTCACTAGGATTTTCTCGCGGTGATGAATTTGTTCCAGCAGATGCTATCTATCACGCTATTGATGAAGCAGGTGGCGATGCACAGATGGAACTTGCAAAGATTTACGACAAGGCATTTGGAGATAATGTAAACCAAGATGCACTCGAGGGTTCACGTAAAAAAGAATCTGTTGGTCAGAAGACTCCAGAATTAGATAAGGCATTCAAAAAAGTTGCAGAACTTCCTGCTAAGGAAGGGCTTACAGAGCCTAAGTTTGATGCTCAGCAGATGGACCAAGTTCCACTACCTCCACTTCTAGAAGGTCTTAGCGCTCCAGAACTAAAGAAGTTCAACGAAACAAAAGACCACACACCATTCTTACCTAAAAATGAAGAAATTAAATTTCCAGAAGGATTCCACGAACTTGACCCCGCTCCATTTGTTGGGTGGAAAGAAGTTACAGCAGAAAATCCTGACCCTAATTTCCCTGAAGGATTTAGTGATAACCCTGTATATCTTGCACAGACATTCAAGAAGGAAGACCTACAGGCTGAGTTAGAGCGTGCAGTTTCTCCAGAGAACGAAATCCCTGGCGCTGCAAAGATTGAACTTCCAACTGACTCTGGCGAAAACTTTGTTGCTAATGTTCCAGTAGAAGCGATTCGTGATGCGCTACAACTTCAGGGTTTAGATACAAATAAAGAAATTGCAAATCTTTCTAAGAAGGTAGAAGAACTTAACGCTGTCGCTCAAGAAAATAATGATGCAGAAACTGCTAAGAAGAATCGTGAAGATATCGCTCAGATGATGCGTGACTACGGATTCTCTGAAGACGTTATCAATTCTGTAGTTGCTATGGATGGCGCTGGAATTAAAGACTTCTTCAACCACGAAACAAATATTGATAAATGGACTCCTCAGTTCAAAGATTCTTGGGACGATTGGTTTTATTCCTGGGCTGTTGACCTACCATCTCGTGCACAGCATCAGCGTTGGGATGCATTTACAAAACGCTTTATGCCTACACAAAATGCTGGAGACTTGCCTGAAGGAGCAGCGAAGCCTGAAGCACGTCTGAATGCTCCAGAAGTAAATGCTCCAGCGATAGAAGAGCCTCTTGTAGGAGATTTTGAAGTTGATAACGAAGCAGCAATCCCTGATGCAATTCCTGCTGCACCTAAGTCACCAAACCTTGCACCAGATAATGCTAAGGGTGCTTATCGTATTGCCGTAAAGACTCCTGACTTACAACCTGGAGATATTACTGTCGGCGACCACTTTGTTATTGAATCACTAGGCGAGCCAGTTCCTGGAACAAACCGTATTGCAATTGTTGGACACTATCCTGGACACGTTAGTCAGAATACAAAGCAGTGGAACAAAGACACCGAGATTCAAGTAATCCGTGGTGCACAAGACCCTGGCGCTGGAGAACTTCCTGTTCTTAGCAAACCAAAGTCTAAAGACTTTGTTGGTAAGAAAGAAGAAATGGCTGCTGCACAAGCAGAGTACAACAAACAACTTGCTGAAGCATCAGGTCGTTTTATTGACCCGACACTTCCATCTAACCAACCGCATCGTGCAATTGTTCTTGCAGCAGATGTAAAAGCAGGAGACATCACTTCTGACCCTGCTAAGGGACATTTTGTTATTGAAAAAACATTTACAGACGAGAATACAAAGCCTGGTTTTGTAAGTATTGAGGGTTATTACCCTGGGCACGTTTCACAGCGTAAAGAATGGAAAGTTGGGACAGCAATTGATGTTATTCGTAATGTTGATGCTCCAGCAAAAGGAGATTTAGAATCCCTTCATCAACCAGCAATTGTGACAAATGGAAAGTGGCGTCCAGATAGAGACCCTGCTAAGCGTGCTGCATATGAAAAACTTATTGCAGATGCTGCAGGGCGTTGGAATGCTCCAGAAGGACTTCCAGTTATTGATTCTTCTAAGTTAGAAGAGAAGCCAGAAAATCCTGCTGATATTCCTAAACCAGTTGGTATGGATAAGCCACGTCGTCCTTACTCTCCAACAATGCCTGCATTCCAAGGTGACTTTGCAGAAATGGCTCGTGAGGCTAATGGCGACTGGGCTAAGTTCCGTGAACTACTTGCTGGAAAAGATATTATTTTCTTTGATTATGAAACAACAGGATTCCTTCCTGAAGATGGTAACGAGCCTTGGCAGTTAGGTGCTGTAAAAGTTCGTGATGGAAAAATTGTTGACCGTTTCAATGTCTATATGAATCCTGGTCGTTCTATCAAAGACACTCACGCTGGAAATAACGCTGTTGACGATAAAGGTAACCCACTTACAGATGAGTTCTTAGCAAAGCAACTTGCACAAGATGCTGGACATAAGCAGTTCCTTGAGTGGGCTGGTCCACAACCTTTGATGGCTGCTCAGAATATGTATTTTGATGATGAAGTAATGCGTCGTATGGCAGATAAGCACGGTCTCAACTACGAGCCTGCTGGTTTACTAGACACACTGCCAATGGCTCGTGACATTCTCAAGGATGACCCTAATAAGCCTAAAAATAATCTTGGTGCACTTGCTGAATTCTTTGGTGTAAAACTAGAAGGATGGCACAACGCAGATGTTGATGCTGAAGCAACTGCAAATGTATTTGCAGCACTTATTGCAAAGGCTGAAAAAGATAAGGCTGGAGCAAATCTATTTGATGTTGATGCTCGTCAAGCAGAGTGGGCTCAGTCAAATGAGCGATTCAATGCTCAGATGGATGCATACGAAGGAAAGATGGCAGAGTGGGCTGCAATCAAGGCACAAGCAGATATTGCTAATGGCGCAGATGTAAACCTAGATAAAGTTATTGCAGATGCAAAGGCTGTTCCAGTTCCTAACCCTGATGCAACTCCTCAAGGGAAAGTTGGGGAAGCTCTTCAAAATGTTCCTGCTGTAGAAGCAGACCCTGCAATTTTGGAATTTACTCCTAACGTAGATTATCCAAAGGGCAAGATGAAGATGATGGACCGTGAGTGGGCTATGGATGATGCCAATACGGTTCTACTTCCTCGTGAAGATATTCGTATGCGTGATTTACTTCCTGGCGATTTTATGACATCAAAAGATGGAACAATTGTTTGGCAAGTTACAGCAGTTCGTTCTGGAGAAGAATTTGGTTTACAGCCAGGTCGTGTGAAGGTTTATCGCGTCAATCTTGATAGCGGAGAAATCAGCACTTACGAACACTGGCATGGAACTCGTCTTGATGGTGTTCGTCGTCCTAAGAACCCTGCTGATATGCACGTCGCAGCCGGGACAGAAAAGACTCCTATTGCAAATGAAAACGTTCCTGGTAAGCCAGATGGTCAGTATTTAGTAAATGTAGATGTACACGATGGTAATGCAGTTGTTCGTATTACTCCTGATGGAGAAGTTTTCCATATGGAAGGTGAAATTTTTAATGCAAACGGAGACAGCATTTACAAAGTAGATGGGACTTATCGTACAGCAGAGGGTGCAGAAGCGGAAGGCAGAGCACTTGTTCAGCGTCACGCTTTTGATTTAGTTCAACAAGCAAATCAAGAACAAAATGCTGCCCCTGCTAATCCTAATATGCCTATCTCTCGAGGAGATATTCCTGTAGGTGCAGATAATGGTCCACAGATTATTGAAGTAGATAATATGCCAGATGGATTATTTGGAAACATTGAAATCCGTAATAACTTTGAAGATAACAAACCAAACTTTATTGCTGAAGCAGCACTTATCAATAACGATGGTGATGTTCTTGCAGATAATGTTGTAGAGAATCCAGATAAGAAGAGTGCAGAAAAAGAAGCAAGAGACTTTATTGCTCGTGCTACAGACGCTCACGTTGCTGGGCAGGACATTGCAGAGCCAGAGGCTCCAGTAGTTCCTAAGAAAGCATCTAAGCCAAAGAAAGAGAAGATTCTTACTGAAGGCGATAAGGCTGTTATCAAAAATAACGACTGGGTTGAAGAAAACGCTGGTCTTATGAATGATGTACTTGCAGAAGACATTCAAGTTGGAGATTTCTACTGGAATGCTTTCCACAAGCGTTATGAAGAAGTACGAGAGAAGCCTAAGTATGTTGGACTTCTTGACCGATATGAGTTCAAAGTATTCAATATCAAGAATGGTCAAATTGAAGACCGATTCTTCAAAGCAGACTCGCCTCTTCGTAACTGGCGCCGTCCTGGTCAGCGTAGCGAGGTTCCTGTAGAACGCATCCCGCAACGTGAAGGTTTTGGTGGTAATCGTGGAGTAATTCAACGTCTACCTCTCAACGAAAGAGTTGTTGCAAAGACTGGTCGCGCTATGGGCGGAGACTTTGCTAAAGAAGGTTTCTATAAAGATAAAAATGATGTCTCACTCAAGCCTGGAGATGTTGTTCGTTATGACGACCCTGCAAAAGATGCCAAATGGGGACGCGGAATTGTAAAACTCCGTAAGGGCGCACAGGTAGAAGTTGGCAAGAAGGCTGGCGGACAAGTCCGTGGTGGAAAGATTTATTTAGATGTTCTTATTGTTCAATTTGAGAATGAAGATGCTCCTTGGGCAGTAAAACAAGGTGGTCGTGAAATAAAAGCTAAGAACCTTATTGCTCAAGAAGGAAATCACGATGATATTCAACTTCCTGACTTTAAGGGTGGAAGAGTAAAACCTAATAAGATGGCTGGAGTCAGAGAAGAAAATCCTGCACCAGCACGTCCTGCTGGCCCACCTACAACGGGACAGCGTCAAAACCCTGATGTAGTTACCCCTGAACCAACAAAATTAGAAGGCGGAAATATTTTCCCTGAAGG